GGGTGAACTGGCCGAGCCGCGTGGCGGCGCTGATGGCCTCCGAACCAGGTGTCGAGGCGCACGCCATGCAGAAAGTCCTGGAGACCCATGTCCGAGCCCACCTCTCCGAGCTCGCCGAGGTACGGCTCGATCTCCGCTGATCTCTTCGCCTTTGAGGGTGTCGACGATCTGGTCGGCGCCTGGCGGGACGGGCTCGAACCGGACCCGCTGTTGACCGTGTCCGAATGGGCCGACCGGCATCGCATGCTGGCGGCCCGCGCCTCGGCCGAGCCGGGACGCTATCGCACGGCCCGCACGCCTTACATGCGCGCCATCATGGACGCGCTGTCGCCGGCCCATGCCTGCCGGCGGGTGGTGTTCATGAAGGCGGCCCAGGTCGGCGCCACCGAGGCCGGCAACAACTGGATCGGGTTTGCCACCCACCAGGCGCCGGGGCCGATGCCCGCGGTCCAGCCGACGGTCGAGCTCGCCAAGCGCAACTCGCGCCAGCGTATCGATCCCCTGATCGAGGAAAGCGCGTCGCTCAGGGATCGGGTGAGGCCAGCGCGCTCGCGGGACGCGGGCAACACCATGCTGTCGAAGGAATTCGCGGGCGGCATCCTGATCATGACCGGGGCGAACTCGGCCGCGGGCCTGCGCTCGACGCCGGCCCGCTACATCTTCCTCGACGAGGTCGACGCCTATCCGGCATCGGCCGACGACGAGGGCGATCCGGTGACCCTGGCGGAAGCCCGATCGCTGACCTTCGCTCATCGGCGCAAGGTGTTTCTGGTTTCAACGCCGACGATCCGCGGGCTTTCCCGCATCGAGCGGGAGTACGAGGCGAGCGATCAGCGGCGTTACTTCGTGCTCTGTCCCCATTGCGGGCACAGGCAGTGGCTCCAGTTCGAGCGTCTGCGCTGGGAGAAGGGACAGCCGGAGACGGCTGCCTACCACTGCGCGGCCTGCGAGGAGCCGGTCGCCGAACACCACAAGACGGCGATGCTCGAAGCCGGCGAGTGGCGGGCGACGGCGGAAGCTGACGATCCGGCGACCATCGGGTTTCATCTGTCGGCGCTCTACTCGCCGGTCGGCTGGCTCTCCTGGGAACGCATCGCGCGGGCCTGGGAGGCCGCGCAGGGCTCGGACGGCGCGACAGGGAGCGCCACCGGTTCGAGCGGCCTGGAGCGCATCAAGGCCTTCCGCAACACGGTGCTCGGCGAGACCCGGGTCGAGACCGGCGAGGCACCGGACTGGCAGCGGCTTTACGACCGCCGCGAGATCTGGAAACCGGGCGTCGTGCCGGCGGGCGGGCTGTTCCTGACCGCCGGCGCCGACGTGCAGAAGGACCGGATCGAGATCGACGTCTGGGCCTGGGGCCGGGGCCTGGAAAGCTGGCTGGTCGACCATGTTGTTATCGAGGGCGGTCCCGAACACGCCGAGACCTGGGACGCGCTTGACCGACTGCTGACGCGAACCTGGCCCCATGCCAGCGGCGCGGCGCTCAGGCTGGCGAAGCTCGCCATCGATAGCGGTTTCGACGCGCCGGCGGTCTACGCCTGGGCGCGCAGGGCCGGCGTCGCGCAGGTGGCGCCGGTCAAGGGCGTCGAGGGGTTCAACCGGTCGAGCCCGGTGTCGGGCCCGACCTTCGTCGATGCGACCGATGGCGGGAAGCGGTTGCGCCGGGGCGCGCGGCTGTGGACCGTCGCTGTCTCGACCTTCAAGGCCGAAACCTATCGGTTTCTGAGGCTGGAGCGGCCGACCGACGAGGAACTCGCCGAGGGGGTGCGGTTCCCGGCGGGCACCGTGCATTTGCCGCACTGGGTCGAAACCGAGTGGGTGAAGCAGTTCGTCGCCGAGCAGTTGGTCACGGTACGGACCAAGCGCGGCTTCGCGCGGCTGGAATGGCAAAAGCTCAGGGAACGGAACGAGGCGCTCGATTGCCGGGTCTATGCCCGCGCCGCCGCCTGGATCGCCGGCGCCGACCGTTGGTCGGATGCCAAATGGCAGGACCTGGAGGAACAACTGGGCGTGCCTTCCGATGATGAGGCGACGGCCGGCGTCGTGAACCGGGTGTCGCCTGAGCCCAAGGGCAAGCGGCGCTCCGAGTGGTTCGGGCGCAAGGAAGGATGGTTCTAGCAAGAGGCGCGGAGAGCCGAAGGCTCGACAGGGAAATCAAGAATGAGTGACTGGACCGAAACCGAACTGGCGGCCCTGAAGCGCGCCTATGCCAGCGGCACGCTGCGGGTCAGCTACGACGGCAAGACCGTCGAGTACGGCTCGGCCGATGACCTGCTGGGCCGCATCCGCACCATCGAACGCGCGATGGCGGGCGCCGGCAATTCCCTGCCGGTAGCTGGGCTCGCCGGGTTCAAGCGAGGAGATCGTTGATGCGGGCCAGCTGGTTCGACCGGGCGATCGCCATGGTCTCGCCCCGGACGGCGACACGACGCCTGCTGGCGCGCCAGGCCTTCGAGGGGCTCGCACGTGGTTACGAGGGCGCGGCTCGCGGACGACGGACGGACGGCTGGCGTTCGCCCGGCACCTCGGCCGATACCGAGATCGCGACGGCTGGAGCACTGCTCCGAGATCGCATGCGCGATCTGGTGCGCAACAATCCGCATGCCGCCAAGGCGGTGGCCGTGCTGGTCAACAACATCGTCGGCGCCGGCATCATGCCGCGCGCGGCGTCGGGCGACAACCGGCTCGACCGGACGGTCAACGAACTCTGGGAGGCCTGGGCCCGCAACTGCGATGCAGACGGGCAGCTCGACTTCTATGGCCTGCAGACGTTGGTCTGCCGGGAGATGGTCGAGGCCGGCGAGGTCCTGGTCCGGCGCCGGCCACGCCGCGCCGAGGACGGTCTGGTAATTCCGGCACAGGTACAGGTGCTGAAGGCCGACTTTCTCGACAACACGAGGAACGGCGAGATCGGTTCCGGCCATGCGGTCCAGGGGGTCGAGTTCGACGCCATCGGCCGTCGGCGCGCCTACTGGCTGTTTGCCCGCCATCCGGGCGATGCCTTCAGCGCGCTGCAGGGCGGGTTCAAGAGCGCCGCGGTACCGGCCGCCGAGATCGCCCATGTCTACGAGAAACAGCGCACCCAGGCACGAGGCGTTCCCTGGGGGGCGCCGGTGATCCGTGCGTTGCGGGATCTCGACGACTACGAGATTGCCGAGATCGTGCGCAAGAAGACCGAGGCCTGCGTGACCGCGATCGTGTTCGGCGCCGACGAGGCGGAACAGGGTATCGCGCCGACGGTTGTGGACGCGGATGGCAACCGCGTCGAGCAGTTCGAGCCGGGGCTCATCGCCTACGCCCGTGGCGGCAAGGAGATCCGGTTCAACCAGCCGGCGGCGACAGGCGGCTATGCCGAATACAAGCGGGCCAGCCTTCACACCGTCTCGGCGGGGTTCCGGGTGCCCTACGAGTTGCTCACCGGGGATCTCAGCCAAGTGAACTACTCGTCGATCCGGGCGGGACTTGTCGAGTTCCGCCGCATGATCGATGCGGTGCAGTGGCAGCTGTTCGTGCCCCTTTTCTGCGACCGGATCTGGAACTGGTTTACCGAGGCCGCCTGGGCGGCGGGGCACATCCCCGAGCCCATCGTCCGGGTCGAGTGGTCGCCGCCCAAGTTCGAAGCGGTCGATCCGCAGAAGGACGCCATGGCCGATCTTCTGGCGATCCGATCCGGCACCGAGACGCTGGCCGAGGCGATCGCCCGCAAGGGACGCAATCCGGACGCGGTGCTGGCCGAGATCGCCGCCACCAACGCCAAGCTCGACGCGCTCGGCATCGTGCTCGACACCGATCCCAGGCGGGTCACCAGGACGGGGTCCGCCCAGAGCACCGAAACAGCAGATACCGCCGATCAGCCGGACGAAGACGAACCCGACCTGCGGCTGATCGCCAACGACTGACCATCAAGGACACGAAATGGACAAGACGATCGAACTGCCGGCGCTCCGCCGGGTGGCGGAGCTCGCGCCGGGCTCCGTCGACAGCGACAGCCGCACCGTCGAGGTGGTCTGGTCGACAGGCGCGCGGGTGCGCCGCGTGCCTTTTTTCGGAGACGCCTATGACGAGGAACTGAGCCTCGATCCGGCCCATGTCCGGCTCGAGCGGCTGAATGCCGGGGCACCGTTCCTGAGGGTGCATGAGCTGACCGAACTCGACGCCGTGATCGGCTCGGTTTTGCCCGAGTCCGCGCGCATCGAGAACGGCCGCGGCGTCGCCACCGTGCGTCTCAGCGAGCGCGAGGACGTCGAGGACATCTGGCGCGACATCCAGGCGGGCCATATCCGCGCGGTCTCCATCGGCTACCAGGTCCATCGCTACGAGGTGTCCAGGCCTCACAAGGACTCTGGCGGCGGCCGCGAGCTCTGGCGCGCCGTCGACTGGACGCCGTTCGAGATTTCCGCCGTGCCGGTCGGCGCCGATCCCGCCGCCGGCTTCCGTTCCACCGAAACCCTTCACGCCTGCGCCGTGCATCGTGCCGGCGCGGGTCCAAAGACCGAAAGGACCAGCACCATGCATGACGAAGACATCGAAACCGACGAGGCCGCCGAAGTCGTCGAGGAGGCGGAATCGCCGGACGAAACGGAGTCCGCGGAAACCCGCAGCCCGAAAAAGCCTCTGAAGACCAAAGAGCAGCCAAAGCCCGACGCGGAGGCGCTGGTCGCCGAGGCGAGGGCCAGCGAACGCGAGCGGGCGTCGACCATCTTTGATCTCACGTCGCGTCTTGGGCTCGAACGTAG